GCCGCATGATTGCCCGCATGATCGCCCGCCTAATCGCGGCGCTAACTCCGCGCGCACTGAAAAACCAAGCCCGCTTTGACGCCGATCTGGCTGAGTGGATGGTAGAAGCCCCGCGCCGCGAGGTCCGCACCGCTGAACACCTGACAACATATGAGGCAGAGACATGATTAAATTTGACGTATTCAACAGGTTTTCAGGCGCAGTCCAGTTTACCGCAGAAATTGAGGCAAGCGATGAAGACTTGAGAAGCGTGAAGTTTGGCCTTGCTGTCCGCTGGGCGGTTAAAAACGGTGCCAATCTTTACGGTGCCGGTCTTTCCGGTGCAGACCTTTCCTGTGCAGACCTTTCCGGTGCCGACCTTTCCCGTGCAGACCTTTCCGGTGCAGACCTTTCCGGTGCCGACCTTTCCTGTGCCGACCTTTCCCGTGCAGACCTTTCCGATGCCAGCCTTTTCGGTGCCAACCTGTACTGTGCCAACCTTTCCCGTGCCTACCTTTCCCGTGCAGACCTTTTCGATGCCAGCCTTTTCGGTGCAGAACTTTCCGGTGCAGACCTTTCCCGTGCCTACCTTTCCTGTGCAGACCTTTCCGATGCCAGCCTTTTCGGTGCAGAACTTTCCGGTGCAGACCTTTCCCGTGCCTACCTTTCCGGTGCCAACGGCTTGAACGATTATTTAAAATGTATCCAAATCGACCAATACCCGATCACGTACACATCAGACGCGCTGCAAATTGGTTGTGAGCGCCATGCAATCTCTGATTGGGCTGATTTTGACGATCACCGTATTGCGAAAATGGACGGCAAATACGCGCTGAAATTCTGGCGCAAATACAAGGCTTGGATATTTCAGACGATTGAAATGTGTCCGGCAAAACCGACTGGATACGTCAAGCAGGAGGCAGAGACATGAAGCAGAACCACGGCCCTTGGGCGCACCCGACACCCGCAAAGAAGCGCAGCCACCGCGCCATGTCTGCAATCGTTTTCTTCGTTGTTGCAGTCGCCTGCCTGTCCTTTGCCAACCATATTTGGGAGATAATATAATGGGACTAACAGTCCAGTTTCACAATCCTACACACGCAACCGTTTTTGAGTTTGAGTTGGAGGGCAATCGCCGCGCTTCGGTTCGCTTTCACAGCGCAGATGGTGAGGAAATGCCGATCTACACCACGCCCGCCGCTGCTCACGCAATTGCAGACGCATTTAATGCCGCAATTTTGGCAAAGCTGGAGGTAGTCGCATGAACGCCGTTACCGATATCAAAGAAGACCCGTTCGCACAATTGCCGCCAGCCACGATTGGCGATGTTCGCAAGGTCGGCAGCGTTCGTTACTATGACAACCTGCAACAAGGCAGCGACGAATGGCTTACAGCCCGTCTTGGCATTCTCACGGCCAGCGAAATGAAGCTGATCTTGACGCCCACACTTAAGCAGGCGTCGAACGATAAAGAGCGCGCACACCTTTACGACTTGATGGCGCAGCGCATCAATAAATTCATTGAACCGCAATTCATGAGTTACGACATGGAGCGCGGCCATGTCGATGAAGTAGATGCCTGCATTCTGTATTCAGAAAAGCGTGCTCAGGTCACGCAATGCGGTTTTATCACCAACGATAAGTGGGGCTTCACGCTTGGCTATTCCCCCGATGGTCTAGTTGGCGAAAATGGGCTGGTTGAATGCAAGTCACGCCGCCCAAAGCTGCAAATTCAGACCATCATTGAGCATGTTATCAAAGACGAGTGCCGATCAATCCCGACTGAATACGTCATGCAGCATCAAGCCGGAATGCTCGTTTCAGAGCGCCAATGGATCGACTTCATTAGCTACAGCGGCGGCTTGCCGATGGCCATCATTCGTATGCACCCTGACGCCAAAATCCAGAACGCGATTGTAGAGGTCGCGGGCGCATTTGAGGAACGCCTGCGTGATGCGATGGCGCTCTACCAAGATGCCCTTTCATCCACTGACAACTTGTTCCCAACGGAACGCAAGGAATACGAGGAAATTTCACTATGACCGATGTGAGCAAAACTATTGCCCCAAAGTCAGACCAGCTTAACAGCGATGATCTGATCGGTGGGCCGTTGACTATCAAAGTCACCCGCGTAAATGCAAACGAAGGCTCGCCAGAACAGCCGATCAACGTCTATTTTGAGGGAGACGGGGGCAAGCCATATCGCCCATGCAAGTCGATGCGCCGCGTCATGGTCCATGTCTGGGGTAAAGACGGCGCGGCCTATGTCGGTCGATCCCTTACCCTATACCGTGACGCAGAGGTCCAGTTCGGCGGCGTGAAGGTCGGCGGCACTCGTATCAGCCATATGTCGGATATTCAAAGCCCGCAAACGATGGCGCTTACCGCGACCCGCGCCAACCGTAAGCCGTTCACAGTCCAGCCATTGAAGGCAGAACCCAAGCCCGACCCAAAGGCAGAACAAGCCGCGTTGGACGAGGCGCGTGAAGCTGCTGGCAATGGCGTCCAGGCGTTCACAGTCTGGTGGAACAATGACGGCAGATCTAAGCGCGAAATGGTCAAGCCCTTTATGGCTGAATTGCAGTCGATGGCCAAAGAGGCGGATATAGCGCCAGAGTCGGATGAAACCGCAGACCCGTTTGGGCTGCCCGATGATTCAGAACAAGAAAAGGACGTCGCATAATGGCCGGATCAGTCAACAAAGATGCAGATTGGCCCGTTCGCCTCTACCTTGACGGGTTGAGCATACCGCAAGTCTCCGCAGAAACTGGCATTGCCCTGTCTACTTTGCGTTTCCACTTGAAAAGATGGGGTTTCTGAGAACGCGTGCAGAAGGGGTGCGCATGGCGGCGCAAGATGGACATCTATACAAGCGACACCCGAAGCGGTTGCCGCCTTCGTGGATGAATACGTTCGCCGCAATCACAAGTCCCGCGCCATCGAGGGCGTCCGCGTCTGGACCGAAAAGGAGGCATTCTAGGACGCCAACCACGGACGAAAATCAACAACAAATATCAAGGAAAAATGAAGATGGTTAAAAGATTGAAAGCAAAAACTGGCGAGTATCAAAAGGACGGCCAGACGAAAGCCAAATACGTCGAGATTGGCGTCATTATGTCAAACGACAAAGGCGAATACGCTTTGCTTGACCCTACGGTGAATCTGGCTGGCATTCTTTTACAACAGAAGATTCTGGCCGATGCAAACGGTGGCCGATCTGGCGACCGCGTGATGGTGTCAATCTTTGAGGACGACAATCAGCGCGGTGGATCTGGTGGCGGTTACGATCAATCGCCTCAAGGTGGGCAGTCAGGTGGAGGAGGCAATGCCAACTCAGGCCGTGATCTGGGGGATGAAATTCCATTTGCCCCTGTGACACTTATCTAATGCCGACCCGCTCAATCATGGATGAAGCAGAGGCCCGGTCGCTGGCTGAATACCTGAGAGGCTTGAAAATGCCTTTCACGGTGACAGTCACGCCGGGGGCCAAGCGCTCCCTATCGCAAAACGCCCTGCTTCATCTGTGGTTTGGCGAAATCGCAGCGCAGACGTTTGAAACCGCCGACCAGGTGAAACGCGAATGCAAGTATTACCAAGGTTGTCCCGTATTAATGGCAGACGATCCGGCCTTCGTGGCTTTCGTGGGCAACCTTTCGCGCCTGACAGTAGAGGATAAGATAGCCGCCATGGATTACATCGCCGTCACTTCGGTAATGACAAAGCCGCAACTTTCGAAAATGTGTGACGCGGTGCATCGCAAATATGCTGGTCAAGGCATTCGGTTAACTGATCCAGCGGAACAGGAGCGGGCAGGGTGAACCAGATCAGCCCCCGCCCGCCACTTGGCCAGAAAGCGCCTAAGCTATCCTCTGCCGAGATACGCGAGGGCAAGGAATGGATGCGCCGCGTCAAGGAACTGCCCTGTGCGATCTGCCATAAGCCGGGACCATCGGACGCGCATCATGTCATTCATGGCCGCTACGGCACCCGTAGATCGCCGGACAGGGACACGATCCCGCTTTGCAAAGCGCACCACCAAGACGGCCCCGAAGCCATCCACCAAGGAAAGGCTTCATGGGCGGAAAAGCACGGACACGATTATTCGTATCTACCATGGGTCGCCGCCCTGCTTGGCGAGATTGATTTTTGAAATTCCCAAAACGGGAATAACGCGGCCACGGCGAACCAGTGGCGACAAGCAACCCGCTGGGTGTTTGTTTTAACGTCGGACCCCCAGACGCCCTGCTGTTCGCGCCCCGCCACATGCGGACGGACGGCAGGGCAAACCGCAAAGGAGTGAACAATGAAA